ATCTTCCGCTGTCGCTGATTCAGCTGCATTCGCTATAACAACTACTATGGTATTACCAATAGCGTTTGCAACGGAAGACTCGTTTATACCGCCACCAAAACTAGCTATAACATTTAAAAGTTCACTACCAGCAGCGCTACTAGCCCAGTTAGCTCCAACCGAATGGCTTGCAGAAGAAAACATACTCCCTGCCCCAGATTCTGATATATCAGAACCAACACTTCTTGTAGACGAAATCGAACTATCGGCGGTTGAAGACTCGGAGGTGCTAACAATTAAAACCACTGTAGCACTTTTACTGTCTGACCCCGTAGTTGATTCCGCTACGGACGCATTCAAATTACCTAATGCTGCAATAACTTCCGAAGCATTTACACTGCTAGAAAAAATAGCAGCATAAGTAGCCCCCGCTAATGAAGCATATGGCGCAGAAGCGTAAGAAGTAAGCCCAAACACAACTAAGCTGTGGCTAAATCTTCTTCTTTAAACCAACGCTGTTGTTTTACCCCATTAGCGTCAGTCCACTCTACTAAGTAGTAGAAAACGCCATCCTCAGTCATGCGTAACGCCATAACTGGACCTTGAGGAACTACAGCATTTACTTTAACTGTTTGCCCTTTTACAAATGTAGTTGCCATTTTTTATTCCTTATGCTGCATCAAGACTAAATGTATAAGTTACATTCAAGGTATCACCACTTACTACCGACCTATCTCCAGGTGATTGGAAATCAGCAGCAGAAAATAAAATACCTGAAGTACCACCTTTTGTATTATCAGAAGCGAGAAAAGCTCCACCAACCGTCACAGTTCCATTAATAGTAAATGTTGCTGTTGATGCAGAGTTATCAATAACTGATGGATCGGCTGTTGTAGCAGCACCAAAACTACATGCGGGTCGAGTACTTTGTGAATATGCGGTTACTTCTGTCCATCCAGCGTGTGAAGCCATTGTATCGCCAGCTGCGGGAGTGTTAGAAGCTGCTGCTCCGTAAAGACCAATATACCAAGCTGCGGTATAAGAAGACCCAGAAAAATATTTATCATTCATGTCTTTAAGTCCAACGTTTACAACTAAGTTGTGAGACTCAGCAGACCATTTATGGTTACCGTCTCTATCAAGACATTCAATTTTAAATACACCACCTGCGCGAGAAGCTTCTGTAGATTTAGTGCCAGACGATAAAACTGTAGCTACTTTATCCACAGATTTTGCCTTTGTAGTAAACATTTATTACTCCTTAGTTAATGCGAAGAATTGCTGCTGTATTAGTAGCGGTTGGAAATTGAACCTCAAAGGTACTAGACGAAGTTTTGTCAGCACCAAAATCTAGGACGCAAACCGCCCCACCACTAACTTTGTAAATTAACGCGCCTCTGGCTGTAATAGCTCCAGACCACGACGTATTTGAAAATGATATATAAGCTATATTCCCAGAACTACCAGTAGTAGGTACTTGGCTTATAGTAAGTGTATTACCACCAGCAGAATATCCTGCACTCACTACTTCTCCTGAAGTGGTATACGCGGTTGTACTTTCGTTAAGCGTAGCTGAATTGGTATACAGGGCTATTTTATAAACATCAGTTGTGCCCGTACCAAAATCAAAAGAACCGTCTAAAAGACCAGTCTTAAACACTTTACAAACTGCGTTTCCCGTAAATGCCATTTATTTCACCGGAACCCTTGCTTGCCCAGAACGATAAGCATCTTGACGCTCCATTCCATCTCCAAGCCGTTTAAGTAACCCAAGCGCTTCTGTATAGCGATTAAGATAATTAGTTATAGTGTCTGCATCTGACTTCATAAAAGTAGCCGCCTCAAGCATTGCACCATATAGAAGTACAGAATCAAAATTATCACCAAGCCAACTTGTATTAGCTGTAGTGATTGATTGTGGGTAATAGTAGTAATGAAGCTCAATACTATAAGCCGAATTAGGTGTTGGTCCTAAAATAAAACTCAACTCATTAGTAATTACTGGAGTTGGAGCATCCGTAGTTGTAGGGCCAAACAACGCATAATACTGAGGTTTGCCAGTTGTGCTTGGAGTTGGAAAAGATTCTCTAATAAAGTTAACGTCTTTATTGAGGAGATACTCATAATCCCCAGAAGCATCAATAACAGCCATAGAATAAACTGCTAAAAAGTCAGAAGGGGCAGACAAGTATTTATTATTTACAGTCAATGTTCCAACTACATTTTTACGGATAGAAGGAATTTGTACCGTATTAAACACCCGTTGCTCAGCTTGCTGAACAAAACGATCCAATTGTTCGTCAGACGTAAGACCACCAGCCCCAACAGCTTGAGGAAAGTCATTCTCGCAATAAGCTTTAATAGAAGCTTTAAGTTCTGTGTAGTTCATTAGGCTGTTCTTTTGCTAAACCCAGTTCCCTTAGTAGCTGCACCACCACCCCTCATTTTCTGAGTTTGAGTGTTAGGTACATTATTTGGGTACCCTGCTGTATTTGGTACAGGTACCTCTTTTGGCTGTGTGTACTTATTAGTATCTTTCATGTCTACTCCTTAACTAACTGCAATAGTTACAACACCTAACTCAACTTGCATTTCTAGTACATTAGGTATCGGTAAATTTAACTGGTTATCCAACCCAACCGGGTTCCAACCCCACTGTATAATTCTACTACCAATAGACTGATTTCCACTTTCTTGATATGAAGTATCAGGTCTTGGATTTCTTAACGCTTGTGGATCATCTACAGGATACATACCCAACTGCAACTGTGGTTGATCCGGTTCCCAACATGTAGGACATACCAGAATATTAACGTTTTTGGTCTTAATTGTTAGCTCTTTTAACTTCTTTAGCTGATATTGAAACCCACAACGATCACATTCTGCTATCGCCTTTTTGCCAGTAGCGTATTTATTTGGCATATATACCCTTAATAGAACATCTCTCTAGGAGCCAATCTTAACGACGCCTTTTCTCTATCTTCTGTAGACGCAAAATTCCACTGTTCTTCATAAGCTGCTTTTAGTACTTCAGACCTTGCAAGAGCATCAGGTAGTTTCAAAGACAAGTAATAAGCTAGCCCAGCTACTAAACAAGGTAAAAATCTAAACGGAATATCCTGAGTATTTACACCGTTTCCAACGTCCTGAATGCGTCTAAGCCTCCAGTATACGAACGTATAGTAACTACTTTGATCTGGAGCAGGCCACACATTAATTGTTGGGTAAGCAACTCCGCTAGGCTCTGTAGCCCCAGATTGCCTGTCTACCCATACCTGTATTGGCCTACCCTGAGCATTTTTATTAGGTATAGTGGAGTATGTAGAGGAACTTATACGGGTGATATTTATATCGTTTTGATTTTGCCCCGTTCCGGTTCGCACTACGTGATCCAACAAATCAATAGTATCGACAGGTAAATTGTATGAAATAGTACCCTGCGTAAGAGCAATGGTACCTTGATCGACCGTCCATAAATTAATGCCACGATTAGCCCATTCTATAGTTAATAGATTCAATGACCGTCGAGCAGTACGCATATCATAACCAGTACGTAGCTCAGACCCACAACGCTCAAATGCCTCTTCTACAAGGTTATTGAGATCTAGGTTAAAAGTAGTTGTATTTGTAGTTGTCATTTCATTTTCTTCAAGGTTTGAGCAAGCCTAGCTCGTTGCCCCAGTTTACCCGGTTTTTTGGCTGCTGCCGCTAGTTTTTTAGCCGGAATTTTCTGCCCTTTTTTAACACCTAAAGCTTGTTTTAAAGCCCCAGGTTTCTTTATAGCATCCTTAATCCAGTTCTTTGCCATACAACCTCCTACAGTAAGTGTATGTATTTAGATAGAATAATAGCCGCAATACCAAAAATCAAATAGCCTTCTAGCCGCCACATACGATTATGAAGGGATTGTAGTTTCTCTAATACTGAAGAATACCTAACTGCGCACTCTCTTTCATGGGCATCTAGCTGTGCTTGAGTATTAGTTGTGGACGGAACGGCAACCCTTTTCGCTGCCGGTTTCTTTTTGACTGCTGGTTTTTTAGCTATAGTTGCCATCTTATTTCTCCTTATTCATCGGCAGGTTCAGGCGTGTTGCCTTCAGCTAACCACTCAAGATATTCTTGGTAGTCTGTGTTGTCTGGATCGAAGGGGATATTTGCTTGATCTAATAAACGCAACACTATGTTATTTTCACCGTATGGGTTATTAATTAGTTTATACATTTATAACTCCGCAGAAGCTGTGTAATGACCATAAGTAAATCCCGGATAAAAAGCAGTTCCTAAGTTAGTGGCAAAAGCTTGTGTATTGCACTCTCCTGCACTTAATGTAGTCATTGTATAAGTTGTATTTACAGCGGCTGTTCTTGCGTTCCAAACACCAGAAGTACCTCCTTGTGCATAATAAGTCATAGTTGGAGTTGTTCTCATGTTTACTTTAAAATAAATTGTACCTACAAGATTGTTTGATGAATCAGTGGCACCTTGAAATCTGATTACACCTACTTGTGTATTTGTTCCCGCAGTTTCTGTTTGATTGTAGCTTTTTTGAAAATATCTCTGACACAACGCCAACTCAGTGCCATACGGTCTGCGCTCAAACTCAGTGGCTACAGAGCCTACCTCTAGCTGGACTCCTGTGATGTAGAAGGTTGCTCCTGATGTGGCTACCAATGAAGTAGCTCCTGAATAAGATAGTTTATTTCCAGACTGCCATTGATTTAAAGTTCCTTCGTTATCAGAACCAGTGCCTAACGAAAAATGTAAACCTAACCCTCTTTGGTTGTCATAGTTCCAAGTTCCCGTTGTGTCTGCTGTTATTGTTACTGACTTTTTCTCCCAAGTATTAGCCGCATTAATTGTGTAACTAAACGGATACGATCTATCATAAGCACCGTTTTGTATACTTGCAGCATAATTACCAGTTACAGAACTACGCACCCAAAAAGAAACAGTAAACACTTTTGCGTCAGAAGTGCCAAACATAAGGTCAGCAACGGTGTATCCTTCTACACGCTGGTAAATTAAAAATTGATCTGAAGCACTTATTGAATAAGAACTTAATGATGTTGCTAATAAAGAATTTCTAAACCCAGAAGGAGCAACAGAACTTTGTTGTACTTGATACTTAGTAACATCTGTACTAGATATTGCCATTCGATCTACAGGAAAATTAGCATTAGCTGTAACTGCGCTAGTACCTCTCTGGGCAATCTCCATAGCACCATTAATGATCCTGTTCTTGCCCATAGTGTTATAGGCAGTAGGCGTAGCACCATTGATGGTAGCTGTGTTACCGTTACTTGAAT